TTCTAGATCAGCCAGTAGACTGGTTAAGCAAGAGTTTTGGAATTAACGGATAGATCGTAAAGTTTGGAGGGGCTGTTATGGCCCTCTTCACCTTTTATAAACATTATAAATAAGGAACAACCAAATGAACGATGAAACGAAAGAATTAAAAGAGCGATGTGATAAGATAAGAAGCATTTTGCTACTAATGGGCGATTATTGCAGGAAACACAAAGTTACTCACAAGCAACTTGAAGCGACATTAAAACAACACGGAGATGAAAATGGGAATGAATAGATTAAATTGGGTAAAGATAAGTGAAGACTGGTATCAATGCGAGGCCCCTTATGACTTCGGAACAATTGATGCTGTTAGACGCAAAGTTTACTGGAACTCTAGACAGAAGGAATTTAGTAGGGCCGAGGATTTTCGAGATTCCGATGATCTTTTGACATCCAGTTATTACGAGTTTGTAAGTTTGCCTCTACTTCTAGACAGATGGGAATTATATCGCAATGCCAATTGGTATGCTGATTTTGATACTTTGTTTGATTTGAACCTTCATGCAATGGATTTGATAGAGACGTATATCAAGGATGAGAAGGTTGCAGTATAAATAACCAATGCCAACAATCAAAGAAATAGCTCACAAAGAAATCGTCACACTTCAAAATACGAAGAATCTCAAAGCTTACTCCAGAGCGACAACCGTTTATAAACTGCCTTCGATTAGTGATAAAACTCTTTTTATCACTGGTTGTGTCCATAATCACTCTGGCTATGATTGTCTTGTTCGTCAGATGGTGACGGGATTTGTGCAAGCAAATATAAACTTTAGAATCAACAATAACTGCCATGCTGACGAATTCAAGAATGCTTTGCATAAGAAAGAGGATCAGTGGGAAATAATAATTAAAACCCCAGCATCCCTTTTCAAGTATAACGTAAACAAGAAATCAATCCTGATAGCCATGTGGGAAGCCGATTACCTCGATCCTGCTTGGGTTTCTGAGATGAACAAAGCTTTTGCGATCATTACCCCTTCCACCTGGAGCAAGGCCAGCTTCATCAAGCATGGGGTTACAGTTCCAATCCACGTTGTCCCTCTTGGTTACGATCCTCTCGTTTTCAACCCTCAAAGTCCCTACGTTCCTGAAGTACCTTTTAGGGCGTTTGATTCAAAAGCTGATCCAGGAAGCTCGCTGACTCTCACAAAACCCTGTACCTTTGGCGTGGCTGCGGCATTGGGGGATGGAGGCATACGAAAGAACGTCCATTACACCATCGAATGCTTCCAGAAGGCATTCCAATACGAAAACGTCAGACTCAAGATCAAGCTTGGTGCAAAGGACAATTTGGGCATAAACGACAATCGAATTGAAATAACCAAAGCAACCTTGACTGAACATGAACTTGCTGACTGGTACAGGAGTCTAGATGCTTACGTGCATTTGTCTGCAGCCGAGGGTTGGGGCCTGCACGTTGTAGAAAGCATGGCCTGTGGTGTTCCAGCCATTTCCACCACCTATTCCTCCATGCAGGACTACATGAGCGAAGAAATCGGTATCGTTGTAGATCATGAAGAAATTGACGTGGATAATTGGGTTTACAAAGGGAAACAATGCAAACCTGTTGAAGAGAGCGTTATTTCGGCTTTACAGTGGGCAAACACCCATCAGGAAGAAATGAAGTTGAAAGGTGAATGGGCTGCATTGAAAGCCAAGAACTATCCTTGGAAGATTTTTGGTAAGAACCTGCTAGACATCCTGCACGTCTACGACATTTTATAACTTTTATAATCTTCTTCTCTCATCTTCTTTTTCAGGGATTCGATCAAATCATAATAACGTTTATCCATATTCCAGGTATATTTCCAGTGATTGAGAATTACAGTTGTGAAGTAAGAAAAGCAACTGCCTTTGTTATATCGGAAATTGTGTTGCTTCATCAAACAGATCATGATGGCTTCCTGAATGAAATCTTCTTTGCCCATTCCAGTTGAATAGAACTTGTACTTGAGCATGAGGTTCTTGGCAATAAGGCCGATGGCTGTTATGAACTCATTAGCCTCTGTCTTATCATTACGATATTTCTCAAGTATATCTAGCAGATCTTTTTCTTTCAGATATTCAGCCAAGTATATTCTTTTCTCTTAAAGTCCACTCCCCATTGAAATGAACCTTATATCTACTCTGCATCTCTCTCGTTAATAAAGCCTTTATCTGATCCTCAATAACTTTCTGAACCTGCTGCTGATCCAGACTGATCGTATATGTCTTCTGATTCACAACACAATTAAACTGATATATCTTTTGCATCATTCTCCATTTCTCTCAACTTGGTTTCCAGTTCCTCAATTTTCTTCTCGTGCTTCTCTAGATGAATCCGAAACCAGATGTACAATCTTTCCAGCTTACCATTATGCCTCACAAGTTGTCTTTTTATTTGTTCTGGTGTCATAACTGAATTCCCCCATTCTTGATCCCCGTTCTTATGTCTTCAACTATCATCTGTGGATCAATATCCAAGCTGCATTGGCAAAACGTATAATTCTCTTCCTTAACGTAAACTGGCAATTCGCACATCCTTTTCCCTTGATCTTGTCCATCATTGATAGCACTAACCCTTGTCTTCCAACAACTCTGATTCAAAGCACATTTATACAATCCAATCCTATTGTACTTGTGCAGGTTATGATATTGACTCCACCACATAGGCTCAGATGCATTGCCAGTACAAAAATAATTCTTGTCGAATGCTGCACAACAATGAAGTAATGCCGTTATTGGCCCAACTCCAAATGCACACTGACTAGCCAATATCAATAAGTCCCTAATGTTCGTCTTGTCAAAGAGACTTGTTACATTGGGCAAATCCAGAGGCTTATGATTGTGTCCAGGTGCAGTCATCCCAATCTGTATAAACTTTATATCAGGGAAACTTCTAACGATCTCCCTGTAATACTCGTGCGGATAACTTTTCGTTGTGTAATCGTTCTTCCATCCCGAATTGATAAGTGCATAAGGAAACTTGAAAGGCTTCTCTCTTTTCTCCACATCAGTCAAATAAACCATTGGCTTGTTCTTCGTCATCCTCAACGTCATCCCAATCGTAGATTCTAAATGCCTGCAATATCCTTCCATGAAATTATTGGTTTCTTGATTACTTCGATTCACCAATGGATAACTAAGCCAAACATCAATCACTTCATTGTTAGCTTGATGCTTGACAACATAAGGATTGTTATCAAAGATTTCTGGATGGTTACAGAACATCTCAGTTTCAAATAATCCCTTGTATTGTTCATGGAGGCAAGTAAGAGTTGGGGTAAATACAAGGATGTCTCCAGGACAAAGCAATTCATGCAATCGTAATTTGATTGGGAACTTGCCTGCATCTAATGCTTGTTTGATTTTGTTATGTGGGGTTTTTTGATGCCACATATGTTCAACTACGGTTTTGCCCATTCAGCTCCTTTCTTATTATCTCTTCAATGTCTAGTTGGGTTTTGCCTCTATAACGTAATTCCCCGATATAGCTTGGGTTTCTCCCCATCTTTATACTCCAGTGTCTTGCACAAAGAGTTACTTCATCAATAGTGTAAAATATTGAGTTTGATCTGATAAGTCTTTTAGATTCACTCGTTAATACCCATTCGCAATTCTCTTTATTATAACCTTTATCATTGTCCAATCTCGCTAAACTCCAGTCATCTGCTGCATGTCCCATGTCATCCCAAAAGTTAATAAACTCCTTCCAGTCTTCACAAACCACTATTCCCTTCCCTCCATAATTCTTGTAATGCTTGCAGTTCACGTTGCCACATCTCTGTATCATCGCTTCCCAAATGTGATAAGTCCTGCTTTGATATTGCCCATGTCTATACATTCATTCCCCCATTTTAATCTCCTATCTATGATTGAGTAATGAGAATTGAGAAGGTTATTGCTAAATAAAGATAATTACGAAGGTATTGTCAGCTAATATCACCTAACAACAATCCTACGAGTGTAGAGAAGACAGAGAGTGATAGGCAGAGATAAGGCTTGTAAGGGATTTACTATAAGGTAAATAAAAATGTATAAAGATTATGAAATTACGGATGAGGAACATGCTGGCGAACATGGAAAAAAGGTAGGCGATACCATTTCTATGGACGAACAGACAGCCCATCCATTAGTGCTTAACCGTAAGATCAAGCCAAAAGATGATGTTCAACAAGTTCCCGATTCGTGTATCGAGGAAGTTTATAAAGAAGAAGTGAATCCTCAAGGTGCTAATTATTCACATGCGAAGTCATTGGACAGCAATTTGAAGAGTGGTATCGAGGATGCAGTAAGAAAAAGCGTGATGCAGCATTTTGCACCAAAGCAGACTCCCAAGAGTCCTGTGAATGCTCAGAGTCCTGCTCAAGTTGGCCCTGCTCCAATTGCAAATCTTGGCGAATTGCTTTCCACAATGGTACGTGCCAAAAAGTGGAACAATCAAGTCGCTCAAGAACGATTGGTAAAGCATGAAACTCTTGCTGTTAAGAAGTTTCCTGGACTGGTTCAGAAAGCTCCATTAGGTGCCTATGAATTTGGTGGTGGTGGTGACGAGGCAGGTGGTTTCTCGGTTTTCCCAGAATTCATCGATCAAGTTTTCCACGTTCAGAAAGATTATCCTGATCTTTTGAGTCAGACTGTAGTCTTTCCAGCTAACAAAACTTCTACGATTAATTTCCCAACCTTGAATGAGCCATCTCTTCAGAATGGCCAGCGTCATGGTGGAGTCCAAGCTTTCTATCAGAGTGCAGAAGGTAATGCTTTAAGTAGCTCCTACCCAAGCCTCTTGCAGCGTCAATTGATTCTCAAGTCATTGTTTATCTTGACTTACGGATCATTGCAGTTGCTCGAAGATAGCACGATTGGTTTTGAAAAGTATACTTCTGAGCAATCTGCTCTTGAACTTTTGTGGCAGTTGGATGCTGGTATTATTTCAGGTGCTGGTGGTGCTGAACCACTTGGTATCCTAAATCAACCATCATTGATTACTGTTCCGAAGATTACGAGTCAGGCACAGACAGTAAACTTCCAGAATATTACTGATATGTATAATGCTTTGTGGCCACCGTCTCGTAGACGTGCAGTTTGGCTTGCAAATCCAGATCAGTGGAATAGTTTGCTACAAATGTCATTCCCAAATGAAGCTGGAACATTCCCAGCTATGAGTTTGAACTACGATGTACGGGATTCTGTATATCCTTTGAAACTCTTGGGTAGGCCAGTTATTGAGTGTTTGATGATGCCAGATGCAGGTTTGGAAGGATCTTTGATTCTTGCAGATATGCAGGCCATGTACACTGCTGTTCATCAGCCTTTTGTACGTGTCGATGTCTCCAATGAATTCCAGTTCGCTACAGCTCAAGTTGCATTCAGATGGACTTGTCGTTGGGATGCTAACTCTCCTTGGAACGATACCATCGAATCGTTGTCTGGTTGTAACACTTATGGCCCATTCGTGGCTCTAGGACAAACCGGATCAAGTTCCGCTTGTCCATAATACCAATCCTTTCCTTCGTTGGGTGAGCGTTAAAAGGTAGCAGAAATGCTACCTTTTTTCGTTGGTAGATTACTCCATTATAACATGGAAGAAATACAAAAATCAGAATACGTCCCAAGCGTAGAATTGCAATTTATTATGTGCGAGCTTTTCCCCGAAATGATATTCAGCAAGAGGATGGCATTGGTAAGACAAATAATGCCAAGAGTTCAGAAAAGTCTAGAGCATTGGAATTCACGTCATTCCGACTACTATACGATATGAAAAACACATTCAAAATCCCCAATGGGGAAACAATCGAATTACCCGATAACATTATAAACATTATAATTCCTTCCAGCTTTCCTATCGGTATGGGACAAGTCATCCAGGGATATATAACAATTAAGCCAGAAACAGGATTATACAATGACAAATGCACTAAAGAAAATAAAGAAGAATGTTGCAAGACTAAAGTTCAATGCGAAGGAACTAGATGTGATGCTGGAGTCAGCAAGAGTAAAAGGAAGAATGGAGGGGATTAAATACACCCTCGATAAACTTGAAGAACTTGGACATACAGAGATCATAGAAGAATTGAAAATGATAAATCCAAGAGAAGGACTTGTGCCAGCAAGAACACTTTTTGAACATATTGACATGACAGGAAAGAGAACATTTACAAAAGAGGAAACCAATGAGTGATTGCAAGTTAGTAGAAAAAACGACGAGTAGGTTGGAAGATACCTATGAAAGATTTTATCGCATGTTCCGCAGGGATATCAAACAAACCAAGATGGTTTTAAGGATGCGTGAAGCGGGGATCTTAACAAAGGCAGAAGCAAGGGAAATACTTAGCCTTCCAGTCATACCAGATACCCAAAGAGAATTGGTGAGGATGCACGTAGAAGCCGAGGATATGCGAATAGCAAACGATAAAAAGTTGTGGTGCAAGCTATCAAAGAAAAGAAAGAACTGAACTAGATAAACAATGAGCATTAATAAAAGATGGAAAAAAACAAATTGCAAATTTGTTGGTGGTAGTCAAGACGGAATTACTAAATCAATACCTCTTGATGACAATTACGTTAATTTTATGAAGAGTGTTGATGACTACATCGAGCTTTACCAAAGGACTGATGCTAAAACATTTACTCTCGCTGCCACAACATTTGAAGAGGTAATGCAATTAAGTGCAAACCCTAAACCTTGAAAAAGTGTTATTGTATTTCCTTAAAGAATTATTACAACCAGGAGTTATTACAGTGGATATTACAACGTTACAAAATGACATAGCCCTATTAAACAAAGCACTTGATGCCGTTCAATCCCTATTTCCGAATGCAACCCCCAACCTCATCATACAATTTCTGAAACAAGTGGATACCAACCCAATCCTTCAGAATATCATCTTGCTGGTGGTGAACGGGGGAAAATAATGATGAGCGACGATTACCTGTATAATGATCCTAACTTTCGGCGTGTCGGCGGCGGCGAGGATTGTTATATGTGCAAGAAACCGTTGTACTTTGGCGATTATTTGATAAATGCAGAACGAGATAGTGAATTCTTTAGACTGAAAGCATGTATGGCTTGCATATTCAAAGACAAGCCAACACTTACCAAAATGGTATTTGAAAGTGAAAAAAAGGAGGAAATAATGAACGTGATAGAAATAGAGTTTACAAAGACAGAACACGATATAATGAACCTTGTTTCCCTTATGCAAAAACCGGAACATGGAAGTTATGCAGTTCTTGAAAAAGCGGAAAAGGAATTGCGTAGACTTTTTGATAAAGCCGGGGAAGAATGGAAGACAAAGGACTAGATAGAAGTGGTATGCAATGTTAGCAAAAAAAGCCCCTAACTCTTATTTTTCTTGTTAGGGGCTTTTTTGTTTGGCAAGACTAGATAGAAATGTATAGTCAATGCGAAAAGCCCATACCATCGTTCAGGTATGGGCTTTTTTGTTTCTTCTTATTAGGGCGTTTGATAAATAGAATGTCGTGGGTTGGGGAGCTTATTAGCGTAAGCTCCTCCTTTTCATTTCACCAAAGACAAAAATCTTTTCACGTTCTCTTCCCCAAGCTGTGCAATCTTTTCGTAAAGGGGATTCTCCAGCATTTCCAACACCTTCTTGGCCCCATCCTTAAAGCTATGCTTGTTAGCTTCGCTGTCCTTCTTCACCGTCTCCAGGAATTCAGCCATTTCAGCCAATCCAACAGCTTCTTGGGGCCTTCCAGGAGCAGCATTTGCCCCTTTAGCCCTTTGCACCCGATCTGGCTTGGCATTGTTCACGGTAGGCAAGGAAATCTCGTGTCCCTGACTGGCCAATATCTCTTTGATCGCAACTGCTGTCTTCCCAGGATTAGCAAGCCATGCCTTTTTGGCTATCTCCGTCTTGCTCTCAGAAGGTTCTGTCTTTGCATTGAATTCAGCCTCTGCTTGCTTTTCTTCTTCCGTCTGCTCAACTGTCGTGCTTTTCTTCGCCATCACGTTTCCCCTTATCAATAGGTGGTTCAGAAACCCAAGGCTTTGCCTGTCAGCCATTGGCTTGGTATAAACTTTATAAACCAGATTGGCAATTGTCAAGAGCTTCGTAAACGAAGCGACTTTACAAGAAGAACGAAAAAACCCATCTTGCGATGGGTTTCTTGCACGGACAGGACGGCCTCAATACTTCTATCTAGTCACTTGCTGAAGAAATAAATCGCACAGACGATAAGCACGAAAAGAGCAAACCAACTCTTGATTCCGTCTAACTCAGTATGCTCTATCTCCTTCTCTTCCTTTATCGCTACTTTCCTCGTCTTGCTCCAAACCTCTTCAGGAACTTGCGTCCTTATAATGTATAGAAACCAGTCATTCCAGATAGGACTATGCCCTTCCCCTGGACAAAAGACATGAGCTAGTTCATGCTGTATCGTCTCCAGAGCATCCGTGTTCTTCATCCCCCTCTGTATCCAAAGCGTCTTATGCTTGTAATCGCATAACCCAAGAACACTGTCCCCACATCCACAACCAGTTTCCCTCCTCAAGTCAGGATAATGAAGATCTCTAAACTTTATAACCCAATCACGATAGCCATACTCCCGCAACCACCTGTAACCAACTTCTTTGGGAGATAGCAAAGTCACGGTAAGTAACTCCCAATAGTCCCAATGATCCAACCACTGAATACCGCCATCACAACCAACCCAAGAAAACACGATATACCAAGAACCAAACTGGCTATCATACTGTCCTGTTTGGGCTTGGTATCACTTTCATCAAAAAGCACATCGTTGTAACTAGCTGGACGGGTAACTTTGGATTGTCGCTCTGCTCCTGGCTTGTTAATGTTTAGATCCCAATGTTCCTTGTTGTTGGGATCTTCCAGCTTGTACTTATCAGCAAATTCCCTTTGCTTTTCCCGTTCACTCATGTAATCACGTTCTTGGATGCTCATGATGCTTCTCCCTTACTTATTAGGGCGTTTGATTGAATTACCTAATGCCATACAATAATCTCAATTGTGCCTGATATTGTGCCTGTTGCAGAGCAAGTTGATACTGATAATTCAATGCCCTTTGCTGCAAAATAAAATTATACAACAACTGTTGCTGTTGTAATGCAAACAATTGTGCCTGAACTTGAGCAGGTGATGGACGATACCTAACAGGAGGATGGCCCTGTACTCCACTTGCACAAACCGCCAGCATTATAAACGTTAAAACCCACCTCATGTTAGCCTCCATCATCAAGTTGCTTCCACTAGCAAACCTGATGCCATATTACCATTAATAAGGTGTTAAATCAAGAAAAATCCATAGATTCTGTCATTATTGCTACAGATGAATTTACTGAATAAAAGACAAAACAGGTAGACATCTTACTGAGATTGTTAGTAATATTAAGACATGGATGGTAGAGTATTATAATTATCAAAAATGCAGTTGATGTGGGCATCCATTGCCAAGAATCTATGCAAAAGATAGAGTTGAATTCAAGGAAGTTGCACGGTAGTTCAGGAAAGTTCGCTTGACGCTCAAGAGGTTGGTAGGGAATTACTGGGAGAGATGACACGGGGCTGAATTGCAGGAAAGCTTCGCTGACGCTCAGGACATTTGGCCTTGGGAAGCTCGTAAAAGTGGGTAGCTCAACTTTCCCGGTTCGTTGGGAAGATTCTTGTAAGAATTTGCGTGTATTTTCAGAAGTTTCAAGTATAATGTTTATAAGGACTTACGACGGTTCCCTTCTTCCAAAAGAGTGATTTTGCACAAACTCCGTTTGTGCAAACCTTGCCAAACCTTGATTTTTCCCAAGTTTTAAACCTAGTCTTACACTGAATTTCCCAAACGCATTCCTGATTTGGTGGGGAATTTTGGTGTAGGGATTTCTGCTTTTAATCAAACGCCCATTAAAGGCAGAGCAGGATGTAACCACGTTGGTTACTGAATCTTTGTCCAGTATAACGTTTAAACTTGGGATTCAGGGGTTTTCACGGAGTTTTCGTCATGCCTAGAGCTTACTCGATGTCTTACGTGAAAAGGGATGCCACTTGGAAAAAAATGTTCAAGGGAGAAACTTATTTTGTTTCGTGTTTGGCATTGGGTTGTGAGCAGACGAAAGAGGGAAGTTGGCAAGCTGCTAATGCTTGGTGGAAGATCAAAAGATCTGAGCTTGTCAAGGAAAATTCTGTGATGGGAAGTTTGGAATCGGTTACTGAGATGTGCAATGTTTGGGCGGGGAGATCGGTTAGTGCTGCTGAAGTGCCTGTATTCGTCAATGAAATGGTTGAAACCTCCTTTTCTGCCAAACCCGAAATTCAAACCAAACTCTGGATGAACCTTCTTGGTGAATCAGGCTTCAAGAAGCTTGCAGAAGGCATCCAAATGGGAAAACATGCAGATTTGCTGGTAAAAGCGGCATTAGAAGACGAACCCATCATGCTGGACACTGTTGGAACCCAGGTAAAGAACTGGCTTGAATTGCTCCAGGTTAAAGTCAGTAATGGCAAACTCTCTGCCTCTTCCTTTGATTCTTATCGCCGTCAAATTGCTCATTTTGAATCATTTATTGGCACTTTTTCCCCAATTTCCAGCATAAATGAAGCCCAAATTGAAGCCTATTTTCTGCACATTAGCAAAAGCGACAACGAGCAAGCTGGCAAGAAACTTCGCTTTGACGTTGCCCGAATGTTCGTTCGCAAGATGCATGAGATTGGTAAGATTCCTCTTCCCCGCAACCTATCGTCCAAGGATCTCGTTTTTAGCCCCGATCATGGCCGTAAGGTGACTTGGACACTTGAGCAATTCCAAGCTGCCTACGGGGCTTCCAGGGGCCTTAGAAGGCTATGCCTGCTTCTTGCTGCCAATTGCTGCTTTCATGCTGCCGATATGGCTTCTTTGGAAGGTAAGATTGATTTTTCATCAAGACAACTGTCTACAGGCGAAAGCCTTGGCACAATAACCAAGGGACGAAAGAAAACCGAATCTCGAAAAGAAGAAAAGACTACTTGGGTTTTGTGGCCTGAGACTTTATCGTTATTGAAAGAGCATCATTTGGAGTTGCCAAATCTCTGTTCCAAGAAGCTTGTTGATGGGGAATTTAAGAAGATTCTTCGTCCTGAAGCTGCTGGGTTAAAGCAAGTGCGAACCACTACCATTGATTTTATTAGTAATTCAGAGTTCAAACCTTGGGCTGCTTATTATGCTGGTGAATCTGATAAAACCATGATTGATAAGTTCTATGGTTCTACTTGGTTTGATACTTGCAAGAAACTTTCTGACTACGTTTTTAATTGCTACTTCCCTAAAGGTGTCGTTTGATTATGTTTATTCCTGTTACTTTAGGAGCGAAGCGACTATATTAAATTGAACTCAACTTAGCATCAACAGCTAGTTTGATTCTTATCTTACAAAGAACCCTATCAATTGTTTTGGTGGGGTTTTTTTGTTTTATAATATTTGTCATTTTCTGTTTTTCCCCATTTATCACCATCTCTTGATTGCTTACAGTTTAATCTTGGGATAAGTTCGGTTAATGATGATATGCAACCGGTTTAGTATTTCTGCAATCACTTCTTTGTTATTTTCTGCTAGATCAAGTGCAATCATATTATTCCTTATTAAATTGTTTACGTCTCTCGTTCAGTTCTTTGCCCTTCTTGATAAGTAGTTGGATATCTATCTTGGGTTTAGGAATGTTTTGCTGACGCTCAGGAGTCTCACGACTACCAGGAGTCTCACGACTACCAGGAGTCTCACGACTACCAGGAGTCTCACGACTACCAGGAGTCTCACGACTACCAGGAGTCTCACGACTACCAGGAATCTCACGATTACTTGGGGGTATAAGGCTTTGCCTGTCAGCGTTTATTAGGGCGTTTGATTGATTTATAATGTTTATAGGTTGGGAAGAGGATTTGTTACATCCACAACCTCTTTTCTTTTTTGGTGGGATCACTTCTGTTGCAACTAAAGCTTGGTTTTCGCTGGTGATAGCAGCAAGTAGGTTTTGTTTTTTTGTAAGCATCAAACTTGAACTAGAATCGGATGAGAAGGGATTAATAGGATTTGAGCAGTCACCACCTGCATCGATTACTACGTGAACATTGCTATTACATCTGTTGCAGCCAGATCCATTACCGAATACGCCGCCTCCTTTTGCTATGGTTAGATCAGCTTCGATATGTAGTGGATCACAGGTATAGGTAGCAGTTTCAGTACCCCAGCTATAGACACAACCAATAACGTTATTGCATACTGGATCACAAGCACCGATAACAAAATTGACATCCATATAACCAGTAGTGAGGCAGAAGATTTCAACAAAGCCAGTTTGTCCGCAGCAAGTGGGACAACCTGTTAATGGAAAATAACCTTCCCAACCTTGAGAGAAGGGATAGGAAGGAAGTTCGGTTACACAAGGAAGGATGGGGAATGTGTAGGTTCCATTTATGCCGCAACAATCTGCACCTGTAATAGTCATGGTTACGCAATCTGGACATTCAACATCACCATCCTCAGTCAAGCAGCAATAATTTCCCAAGCAGTCACAGGCTTGGCAATCAAGTTCTATTGTCTCTGGTAATCCTGCTATTGAGCTTGTTATTGAGAATACTTGATCCCCGCAACAAGAGAAATCATCTGATTGGTAAGTGGCACTGGTTGATGATGGAAGATTTGTTTGTAGTTTTATTGTTGCAGTTGTTTCGCTTGTAACGTCTAGTCTTAGCATATCATTAGCAACAATACTTGTGAACCATGAGCAATAATTAAATGCTGAAAGTGGTGGGTTCTTAACAAAGCCACCAAGATTATTCCATCCAGTCCAGGCACCACTGAAGGGAGTGCCATTTAGCATCCACCCACAGCAAGTTCTAGAGTTACAGCATCTTTGACAATAACCACAAGGTTCGTCCATTACGTTGGGATAATGCGGGATACTTGAAGGGCCTGGGAATTGGATTGTTAGCCTATAGACACAATCGGGGGTTCCACCTTCTCCATTCGTCATACAGCAAGGGCAAATATCGAGATTTCCACCAACACAAGTGGAGGCATTTACTGCGAATTCATATTCTAAGAAGAAGAGTCCATCATCTTCTCCACAGGAACAATCTGTTGGCAAAAGTGGAGGAGGATCGGGTGGGCCAAGAGAGAAATAATTGAATGCTAAGCAGGCACCCAATTCAGCATTCAGATTTCCCATTTTAATTCTTAGTGCAAAGCTTTCACAACCTACCCCTGTTGTAAGTGGGATGCATTGGACATCGAAAACAAAAGAACATCTGATTTGGCCTGGGGGGATGAATGAACCACCCTTCCAACCGCATGCTATACCTGCTGAATCACAAGGCCAAACACCTGAAATATCACCAGTAGCAGGAGGAGTACCGGATATGACTTCTATAACAGCGAGTGCATTTGGTGGAGTGTTGAAGGGAAAACGGCAACATCCGCATTGCTCTGGAAGGGGATTACATTTACATGGACAGCAGGGATCACAAAAACCTATTCTACAAACGTTATTTGGACAATCACTCATTTTTCCTCTTTAAGCTTAACTGTTATTACATGCTGAGCTTGCTGAACTACCACTGAATACCCAATCTGCTGGTAATTTCAACCAGATACCAGATGTGGCTACACCGTGAATATCGCAAGTTACGTTAGTCAATACTTTAGTGCAGGTATCGTTAATAATATTACATTCAGTATTACATTTCGGTACAGAAGAGTTTCCTGCACAATCGAGAGCTTGCAATACTAATGTGCTTGGTAGATCGCATAAGGTATCGTCACTGCATTTTGTAAAAGTATTTGTTTGGCATTGGTTGAAGCAGGGGCCTGAAAAGTTATACACTGCGGTTCCACATCCTTCTATATCGATGATTATTGTTGGGGTTTCGCTTGCTGGCATACAGCTTGAGCAAGAAGATACACTACAAACGTTATCCGTGTAGGTGAATATAATACTTATAAAGTCATCTACGAATTGCCAGAAACATTCTTCTTCGGCATCAAGGGTTAGAATATAACTTGTATCATCTGCCACTTCGCAAATATCACAAACACTACTTGAACTTGAAGTAGAACTAGATGTACTAGAGCTTGTATCGCTGCTAGAACTCGTATCGCTTGAGCTTGAAGGATCTATGCTTGAGCTTGCTCTTAATTTGGCTTGTTCTAGGAAGAGTAGGGGGAAGGTTATTAAGTATTGGCTTGGGTAAAAATCGAATAGATTGCAATGTCCTGTATCAAACAAGCATTCCGAAGATTCTATTCTTTCAGCCAAGATGCAAGCATACGTCTTTTGAACAATACCATCTTCGCAATTATGATCTAGTAAGATTCTGATTGGTGTTCCAGCACCTCCGCCACTTCCACCATTGGTGAAATAGAATTCGTTTTGGCTTCCTGCATACATTTTGACAGGAGTTCCAGATGATGCACTTGTTCCGTTATAAGCATAAGCAGGAGTAGTATCTTTATCGCCATTTCCCATAGATGGGCCAGTTAGCCAAAGTCCATCACCTGTTGGAGTTGCTACTTGCCAAGAGTGTGCCCAGACTCCATTGCCTTGTTGGAAAGAGTCACCCAAGATAGCATCGAATTCGTGAATAGGTTGGGAGAGATTTATTTGGTTACCGAATTGTTGAATCTGAATTGAGTTATCTGCTGTAATACCTACTGGGCGATTAACGGCATCAATTAACTTATTCAGATCTTTAGCTTGAAATCTCTGCCCTCTTGTACCACGATTTATCATAGATTGCCCCTATATTTTATATATGGCAAACGATGATAGCTTCTTTGATAATGTTTATAAGACTTTGGGATGTTGGGAGTGGACGGGGAAAAGAAGGGGAAAGTATGGAATTTTTGATGGAGAATTAGCTCATGCTTATAGTTGGAAGTTGCATAAGGGGGAAACTTCCAAATTTGTCTGTCATCGCTGTGATAATCCTTTATGTGTAAATCCTTCGCATTTGTATTTATCTGATAAGTTTATTGAAACGGTGGAATGGAAGATGCGGGAGGAGAAGCATCGAGGTGGAAAGTGGAAATTGACGAAGAAGGATATTATAAACATTAGAAAGATGCTTGCTTGTGGGAAGACAAAGACATCAATTTCTAAAGTTTATAAAATCACTACAGCTACTTTGGATCGTAATCTTAAACGAAGTTAAGCCATTCCTAGATTGGCAGTATTAGCTGCGATAATCTTGAGTGCTAATCCACTTGCAGAATTATCGATAGCCCCTGCCATAGCAGTAGCAAGGTTCAAATTACCACCAGTTGGGGATGTTGGCCCCATACCTGCATTTTTATATTGCTGCATTCTGAGTTGCATTTCACCTTCTGGCATGAAGGATTGTTGAAATTGTCCCCAAGCTTCGGTTATACCAGAAAGTCTTGGAGCATTTCTTGGAGGCAAAGCGGGTTGTCTATTTGCTCCCCATGCTTGTTGAGATAGATATTCGTCATTGCTTTTACCCATACCAAACCATTGCAAGACTCTGTTAGTTCCGTGTCCAAAGTTCTGCATTTGTCTTCCGAACCAACTAGGAGATTGATTCAATGTAAACGATCCATCATCATTCTTGGTTGCTCCTGATCCTTCTGTCATTAGTTGAGCTGCTTTACCTAGTCCAAGTGTGGCTGCTCCTGCTGCTATAGGAATAGAAAGGTATGGATGTCTTACAGCAAGGCCACCCAACCCACCAATACCTGTTCCGAATGCTTTTTTCGCAGCCCAATTGGCAGCAAGTCCTCCACCGATGCCAAGAGCAGTATTCCCAACTAATTCTTGTTGTCCTGGAGACATATTATCCCATTTACTACCTGCCCAATCGGCTGCATTGCCTGCACTTCTAACTACTGGAAGAAATGCCATTCCTATTTTGGCTAATAGTGCGTTTATTTTTCCTTCCATGATTTCAAAATCTCTTGGTGCAGCAAGATGTGCGGATCTAACAGCAGTAGCAGTAAACCCGACGGCTATCAATGCGGTTTTGAACCCAGCAGCTATTTCAGATGCTTTAATTAAGCCTGTTCCTATTGCTCCACCTGCTATATTGAGGCCCCTTCTCATAGAGCCTAGATTTAATGCACCACTTTCATCGCTAAGAAAGTTTCTTATGCTTCCTGGACTTGTTCCACCTGCATTTGTTCTAATGTTTAGTTGTGGATCAGATAAATGCACTGATGGTGGGCCAAGTTGGCTTCCTCCTGGTTGGTTGGCCATTGCTCTCCATGCATCAATACGTTCCTGATTTTTCCTGATTTTTTCTGCTTGTTCTGCTAAATGTTCTGGAGAAAATTGGGGAGGAGCGGAACTAAACTGTGCTAATTCGGCTTCATTAGGGGATTCAAAATCAGGTGGCATTTGGAATGGCTTTGGCTTTTGGGCATATTTCCTTTCCAGTCTTTCTATTTCTTCTGCATTCGTTCCTGATTGTTCTGGAAGATCAATATTATCTGTTGGCTCTAATCCGTGCATCCTTCTTCGAGCTTCTTTTGTTTCAGGTGTTTGTTCGCCTCTTAGAAAGCTGGAAAGTCTAGGGGAGAGCCATTTCCTAGCTTGGGAAAATCGTTGTCCAAGAACATCTAGATTGATTGCTGCACTTTCACCCGTACCGAACGATTTTCCTGCTCTCAGAGCGTTAGCTTTCCAGTTCTCATAACCCTCTTGTGTCCAAGTATCTTCTTTGTCCCCCAAATCGATGGTTCCACGAGGAGTACCAAGCGTTTCAGGATCAATCTGCCAAGGTTTCTTTGCTTTAGTTTTCTTTCGAGCTTCTTCCCATTCTCTTTCAATGGCAACAGATGTTCCATGTGTATCAATAAACTCTCCAAAATCACGATAAGCACCATGCGGACGATGTGGAGCATCTGATGACAAAGGTGGCATCTGATATTTGGATGAAGTTTTTGATCGAAATCCCCTTAACATTGAGGCAATAGCTGCACCTGTTAAGGCACCAATTCCACCTCCTGATGAAACTGGACTTTGCAAATTAGCTTTGTGCATTGCTTGCTGCATCAATGCAAGCATCTTGTCATTCTGGCTAGTAATCTTTTTCAACTGATTCAATTGTTGAACATCAATGCTGATACTTCTATCATTAGCAGTCTTGTTTGTAGTATTGGTTTTTATGGTTGGAGAGTATTCACTACCAGTTGTAGCAATCGGGTTCTGATTAATTCTCTTGATTTGTTTTTCTAAATCATCAAGTTGAATCTTGAGTTTGTCTAAAGCTTCGGTTTTAACTTTGATTTCTAGTGTTGCGTATTGTGCTGGCATATGATTCTCCTATCATATTTACCAGCACAGACTATAAAATTAGATTTGGTATCACTACTATATTTAATGGGCCAAATTAAATATAAATGTTCAAAATGTGGTGAAATCAAATGGGAAACCGATTTTTATAAAACTAGCACAGCGTACTGCAAGCCATGCAGAAAGCAAAGCAACAAAGACTACCGCCAGAAGCTTGGAAAAGAGTTTGCAGCCATCGTTAAGCGAAGCAGAGACAAGTATTACAACCCCTTGAAAGCCGAGATATTGGAAGCTTATGGCAATAGTTGCTCATGCTGCGGAGAAGATATAAAGGAGTTTTTAACAATAGATCATATTCACAATGATGGGGCAGAAGAACGAAGTCATTCCAATTGGAGCCAACTAACGTTTTACAGAAGATTGAAAAAAACAAACTTCCCAAAAGACAGATATAGACTATTGTGCATGAACTGTAATTGGGCCAGAGGGGTGTTCGGATATTGTCCACATCAAAAGGAAATAGAATTGCTACCATAAATATCTTTATGAAAGAATCATCATCGTGGTGTAGCTCCATTCCCGTTTATACTAAGGATTCCCTCTGCAAAGAGATTGATACGCTCAGCAAGAAACATAAGTTTGCTCGAAAAGCGTTTAATAGTGTTACTTCTGAGAAAGATGTTGATAAGAGATCAGAAGTATCAATCATTTCAGATGAGTCTATTATTGATCTGGAAAATGAACGGGTTATTATTTCCGGTATCAATACAGGAATATATCAAAAGAATCCTGTTGTTTATTGGAATCACAATTTCGAGATGCCAATTGCTAAATGTTTATGGTTAAAACATCGTGGCAGTCAGTTATTGGGAAAAGCCATTTATAGTAAGACTGATTTTGCAGATACCATTTGGACACTTATTTGCGAAGACATTTGCAAAGCCAAATCAATTGGTTATCTGGAACAGAAGGTTGTTAGGGGACAACAAGATGAACGGGTTGTTACTCAATCATTGATGATTGAATATAGTTGTTGTGGCAATGGTGTTAATCCTGCAGCTCTTGTTGAGAAGGTTAATAAGTCATTTTTCTCGCTAATATCAGGCCAAACTGTGCAGGATTACGAGAGTGAATTGATGCAGAAGCGAGTTGAACGAATCATGAACGAAGTGGACATTGATGGAATAATCAATGAGACAGTTGGCAGACTCAAGGGCCAACTAGAATACTACATTGATTAATGTTATAAAAGGGTAATGAACACAAGAAATTATAAACATGGCCACAACACCAAGGCTTATCAAAGTCCTGAGTATGTTGCTTGGCAAAGAATGAAACAAAGATGCGATCCCAAATACCCACGATACGATGAATGGGGAGGAAGAGGGATAAATGTTTGCGATAGGTGGGCGGACTCATTTACTAACTTCTATGAAGACATGGGAAATAAGCCATCACCGCAACATAGCCTTGATAGGATCAAGAATGATAAAGGTTATAATCCTCCGAATTGCCGATGGGCAACACCAAAAGAACAGGCACAAAATAGAAGGCAACCTCGTGGTGAATCCTTATGGCGTTCTAAATTAACAGAACAGGATGTTATAACTATTAGAAGCAAGAGTACAGGTGAACGAGGTGAAATTGCGAGATTTGCTAAGGAATACAGAGTAGATCCATCTACTATGGCAGATGTTATAAATCGCAAGAATTGGAAACATTTATAAAGGTTATAAAAATGAGGATCGCTAAAGACTCAAAGGTGCAACTAACAGAAGGTGTTAAAGTTTATATGAATGAGTTTGGGATGTGGCAGATGTTTGCTACTCATTATAAACCCGAAGAAGAGGCACAAAGACTAACAGATGAAAACGAAGCAATTGAAGCTGGTTTCGTCAAACATGAAGGTTACTGGATGTCAAAGATGGATGCGGACATGGTTAAGCGATGTGAAGAAGAGATGCAGGAACACAAGAGAATAATTATAGAGGGATAATGTCATCAGAATCGTGGTTTCAAAATTTTAACGACGAATTATCCAAAAGGATAGACAAGGTTGGAAGACACATAAGGGACAAGATCAAAGAATCCATTGATATTCCTTATCCACCTCCTTCTGCTCCAGGTGAACCCCCACATAAACGCACTGGATACCTGCAAAGGAATGTCCGGTTCAAACGTGAGCCATTTACCAAAGATTTGGAAATCGTAAGTGAGGCGGAATATTCAAGCTATTTGGAGCATGGAACCAAGAAGATGGCTGCACGTCCTTTCATGCATCCCCAATTGAATATCGACGAAATAAACAACATATTGAACGATTAGGTTACACCTATAGAAATCTCGTTGGATCTGTCACTTTCTCCAACACTATCCACAGCAGTCATTGCAAAATAATAAGTAGTCAAGGGAACAAAACCCGAAACAGTAAAGGGATTTGTCGTTATATTGGTTGTAAGGAGGCTCAAACCAGTTGGGGTATGTCCTGCATAAAGTCTATAATAATCAGCACCTTCTGATCCAGTGTAGTGGAAAGTAACACTGCCTGATAGTGGTTGGTTCCAAGAAACTATAACGGGAGGATCAGGAATTTCAGGACATGGCGTTGGATCAATTTTCCTATTCAATTTTGCCTTTAGCTCCAATCGTTTCACATAAACCATTCTTTCCTGAACTTCTTCCGTAACTCCTGAGTTCTTGATAAGGATAGTGTTCATAACGTAATCCGCCCACTTTACGCCATCAAACAAGTCCCACAATGCTTCCGCAAGATTCTCCACTACCAATGCATCCATCCCGTAAATGGTGAATTTGAAATAGTAATCGGTTACTATGCAGGCAGTGTTCATTGCATAATATGGATTAGTTTCAACTGGCTGGCCAACACTGGCATACGGAGCATCTTCAATTTTGAGTTTCTCATTCAATAATCCCAAACCCATTCTTCCAAGAGGGAGATCAGTTAGTTGATTGGCTGCATAGTAGGAATAGATGGCTAATAACGGTGTACTCATAATAATATTTATCAACAAACATGCTCGAAAATGATAAATATTATTATGAGAGAACAACTGCTTTCAAATGTGATTCAGATCATTTCTAAGAACCTAGCACAGGGGCCAATCTTTAATTGGCAAGAGAATCTTACTAAAAGTGCAAAAATAAAGGCATTAGTATTGCCTGCATCCCAGGGTGCTGCCAAAATTCTATACGACAAGTTTAATCAGACAGTTGATTGGAAAATAATGATTAACAATCCCCATGATGTGGTAACAGATGGAGACTTGATTTACTTTGTGGATCAGGATGTAAAAATGATGGTGGTTACGACTAGAAAAACGAATCCTAATATGATTGGTGGCTTCTCTGTTATTTATGCACGGACTTGGACTGGTAAAACATAACCAAGGGAATAAATAACATTATATGAATATCTTTCAAAAGGCCAGTGAATTATTTAACAACGTTTTCGGTGAGAAGACTGTTGCAAAGAAATCTTTTTTTGCAGATGACGTAGTAACCAAATCCTACGGTGATTACGCTTTCTTCGGTGGATCAAACAATTTTCCCTATCTCAATACTAACAATCAATCCAATATGCGTGTAGGTGATTTGAACCTAGTAAACGCATTATTCAATGATACCGTCTATTCCTGCTTACGTAGAACGTCTGATGCAATGGTAGCAATTCCTTTCAACCTCAAAGGAAAAAAGAAAACATTAAATGCTGAACCGGTTACTTTGCGAAGGGATCATCCCCTTATCTATCTTCTGGAAAATCCTAACAAAGATATGAACTGGAATGAGTTCATTACAGTTGTCAATATGTATTTGGAAATCAACGGCGATGCTTATATCAAAAAGGATTTCAACGAAGCTTTGGGAACACCAATAGCATTATGGCCCCTTGAGACTTATAAAGTTCGTCAAGAGTTTGATGAGAATGGCAACCTAATTGGCTATAAATATCAGAAGGGTTTGGAGGAAGTATTTTATAAGCCAGAACAAATTATACACATTATGGCTTATCCTGATCCGATGATGCCTTATCATAAGGGTTTTTCGGTATGTCAAGCAGCATGGCAAGAAATCCAGCTTGGTTTGCGTGAAGTTACCATGATGAATCAGCAGCTAGAGAATAATGCAACTCCGTCCTTTATCGTTCAACCATTGATGCCTGTTGGCCCTGTTCAAGCTGAAAGACTTGAGAAGAGTTTACGTCAGAAGTTCAAGGAAGGTGGGCCATATGTACCTCCGCACAAGATGGAGGTTGAGCAATTAACTCCACCACAAGATACTAAGCAAATTGAGTTTTATAGTCTCGTTAGAAAGATCATTGCTGTTGGTATGGGTGTTCCACTTGGAGTTCTCGAACCAGAATCAGAATCTTATGCATCCGCATTCCAAGCATGGAAAAACTTTATTGATTTGAACGTGTTGC